GGGTGTTGGAGCACACTGGGTAAAGAAAAGATATTTGGAATCGGATGAACCTAACAAATCTTTTGTAGGCTCTGATGGTTTAACAAGAAAGTTTATTCCGGCTAAGTTGGCAGACAACCCCTACTTAGCAAAAGATGGTGAGTATGAACGTATGCTCCTTTCACTACCTCCAATCCAAAGAAAACAATTATTAGAAGGTAACTGGGAAGTAAATGAAGGAGCAGCTTTTGTAGAGTTTGATCCATCTGTACACGTAGTAGCACCATTTGACATACCCTTACATTGGGAAAGAGTCAAGGGGATTGACTACGGTTATGCTTCGGAAAGCTGTTGTCTCTGGGCTGCTGTTGATCCACAAGATAAGACCCTCATTATTTATAGAGAACTTTATCAAAAAGGTCTTACAGGTGAAGCACTTGGAGCACAGATAACTGAAAGAGAAAGAGAAGAGTACCGTTCTATTCCGGGAGTATTAGATACTGCAGCATGGGCTAGAACAGGGTACACAGGTCCTACAATAGGTGAAGTCTTAATTAAATCAGGACATAAACTTAGAAGGGCAGATAAAAATAGAATAGCAGGTAAAGTGCAAATACACGAATATTTAAAACAAGCAAACCCAGAAACACGACCACGTTTGCAAATATTTAACACTTGCCCTAGCTTAATAAAAGAATTACAAAGCATACCTTTGTCTAAAACGAATCCTGAGGATGTAGATACACATGCACAGGATCACGCTTATGATGCACTAAGGTATTTAATAATGAGTAGACCTAGAATGTCAGACCCTATCTCAGATATGATACGTTTAAAGCAACGTACATTTGAGGCTTCTGATTCTACTTTTGGATATTAATATGGAAGAAAATACATTTCTAAATGCTGACAACATCTACGAAGACGTTGAAGGTGAAGATGGCAAAGCGTTACAGCTTGAAGAAGATCAAAGTAGAAACCTCGTAGGCATTGTTAAAAGTCGTTTTGCAGATGCAGAAAGAGCTCGACAAGGGGATGAAGATAGATGGTTACAATCTTATCAAAACTTTAGAGGTCTTTATGGAAAGCGTGTTAGGTTTAGAGAATCTGAAAAGTCAAGAGTATTTATCAAAGTTACTAAAACTAAAACAGTAGCTGCTTATGGACAACTTATTGACGTACTGTTTGGAACAGGTGAGTTTCCAATATCAGTAAAAGAAACAAGGCTACCAGAAGGTATAGCCAAAGAAGCTCACATAGAATTAAATCAAGCTCCAGTAAATATAGAAGGACCACAAATAGAAAGTGGTATTGATGTATCTCAAGTAGAGTTTGAGGAAAATCCTTTTGATGTAGGATTTGAAGGAGATGGTAAAGTATTAAAACCCGGAGCTACTTTAACAAGTGGTGATAGCTTTTTATCTTCATTAGAAGATAATTATGTAGGACAAGATGGAGAAATAGTTTTAACAGAAGGACGTTCTCCTCTCCCTGCTCCTAGTATTAATCCTGCACAGATAGCTGCAAGAAACATGGAAAGATTAATCCATGATCAATTAGAAGAATCAAATGGTATATCTGAATTACGTAATGCACTATTTGAATCAGCTATGCTTGGTACAGGAATACTCAAAGGACCATTTAGTTTTAATAAAACCTTACATCGTTGGACACAAGGAGAAGAAGGTAGAAACTATACTCCTACACATGTTAGAGTTCCACGAGTAGAGTTTGTTAGTTGTTGGGATTTTTATCCTGACCCAAATGCTACAACAATGGAAGAGTGTGATTACATTGTTCATAGACATAAATTCAATAGAAGTCAAGTTCGTAACTTACGACACATGCCTTACTTTGATAAAGATGCAATTAGGAATGTATTACAAATGGGTCCGAACTATGAAGCTCGTGACTTTGAAGATCAAATAACTGCTGACGAAGATAGAAGTGAAACTGACTACTCAGATAGATATGAGATATTAGAATACTGGGGAGTCATGGATGCAGACTATGCAAGAGAAGTTGGTATTGATTTACCAGACACAGTAGATGATTTAGATGAAGTTCAGATTAATGCGTGGACATGTGGACACAATTTATTACGAGCTGTTGTAAATCCATTTACACCTCCAACATTACCATATCATGCATTCCCTTATGAAAAGAATCCATATAGTTTCTTTGGGATTGGAGTTCCAGAAAACATGTTGGACTCACAACAGATTATGAATGGACATGCTAGAATGGCAATAGACAATTTAGCATTGTCAGGTTCATTAGTATTTGATGTAGATGAATCTGCTTTAGTAGGTGGACAGTCTATGGATATATATCCCGGAAAGATATTTAGAAGACAAGCAGGGATGCCCGGACAGTCTATACATGGAATTAAGTTTCCAAATACAGCTACAGAAAATATGATGATGTTTGACAAGTTTAGACAACTTGCAGACGAACAAACTGGAATACCTAGTTACTCTCATGGGCAAACAGGAGTACAGAGCATGACTAGGACTGCATCAGGTATGTCAATGCTACTTGGTGCATCAAGTTTAAATATTAAAACAGTTATAAAAAACATTGACGATTTTTTGCTTAAACCTTTAGGAGAAGCTTTCTTCCATTGGAATATGCAATTTATAGAAGAAGATTTAGATATCGTTGGTGATCTAGAAATACAAGCAATGGGTACATCCAGTCTCATGCAAAAAGAAGTTAGATCACAAAGACTTACTATGTTCTTGCAAACTGCACAGAATCCTGCAGTTGCACCATTTGTTAAGATGTCTAAGTTAATTAGTGAACTAGCTTTCAGTCTTGATCTAGACCCAGAAGAAATTCTAAACAGTCCAGAAGAAGCTGCAATAGCTGCCCAAATAATAGGAATGCAAAATGCTCAGCAAACAACAGGCGAAGAAACTGCTCCCACTGGTCAACAACCCACAGGCATGGGAAGCCCTACAGGACCACCTCAATCACCAGAAGAACTTGACCGTACAGGGTCTGGTGGTGGCAACATCGGAACAGGAATTGTTCCTCAACCGGGGGAAGTGGGCTTTAGTGGAAACATTGAGTAAACTTAAAGAAGAAGTAAAAGTCACATTAGATAGAGAGGAAGATTAATGAAAAAGTTAAAAGGGAATCAAAAAAAACTAGATGCGAACAAAGATGGCAAAATTAGTGGTGAAGACTTTGCAATACTTAGAGTAAAAAAACAAGAAGGTGGAGATATGGATGATCAGATGAATGCACTTGCAATATCTGTATCACCGGCTAAAGTTGAAGAAAAACCTATGCCAAAAGAAGAAGAACAAGAAATGCTTTCTGATGAAGAAATGGAAGAAGATTATGTAGAGTATGTTATGGATGAAACATTGTCTACAGAAGATCAACAATACTTAAATGCAGCTCTCGAGAAAGACGCAAAACTTAGTGAGATATTCGATCAAGTAGTCGAGAGTGCAACAGAATTTACAGGCTCTGGAACTGTTGAAGGACCGGGCACTGCTAAATCCGATTCGATACCTGCAAGGCTATCGGATGGGGAATTTGTTTTTACTACAAAAGCAACTGAAGAAATCGGATCAGACAATTTAATGTCTATGATGAAAGAAGCAGAAGCTGCTGCAGATAAAAGACAAATGGCTAATGAAGGTGGAATGATGAGAGAAGAAAAAGATGTAATGGTTGCTCCACAAGAACCAATACAACAAAACATCAATGTAACTAAAACTACGCTTGATAACCAAGTAGGTTTACTTCGTGATGAAGAAGACCTAGCCGGTAAAGCTATTAAAGAAAACATGATGCTCGACCCTTATCAAAGACACGTCAGAAGCTAACTAACGATAAGCTACTCACGTAAGTGACCCTTATCAATTTAATAACCTTTAGCTACCTTGTAAGACAAGCCCCTAATTAAAAAGACGTTTTTAGGATAGGCTACCTTGTAAATAGCACAAGCCCTAAGGAGAAACAAAATGACAGAAGTTGAACAAATACAGGAGGAATCCGTAGAAGAAACACCAAATCCGTATAACCAGAAAAAATCATGGCACACTGATGAAGTAATGCCTAAACATGGAGATACGGCAGATGGATTATTTTTTGAACGTCCAAAAGTAAGTTCGGAAGAAGAAGCAGAATCTGTAAATGCAGAACCTGCTACAACTAAAAAACAAACTCACAAACGTCCAGATTATAAAAAAAGATATGATGATTTGAAAAAACATTATGATAATAGTTTAAATAATTTTAGAACTCGAGAGCAAGAGTTATTACAAAAAGTTACAGAAATGCAACCTGAGTATGTAGCTCCTAAAACTCCTGAAGAACTAGAACAATTTAAAGCTCAGTATCCTGATGTTTACGAAGTTGTTGAATCTGTAGCCCATTTGCAAAGCGAAGAAAAACTTGCAACATTGCAAGAAAGATTGGATGCAATGCAAAGTCGTGAATCAGAAATATTAAAAAGAGAAGCAGAAAAAGATTTGTTAAATAAACATCCTGACTTTGCTGAACTTAGAAGTAGTGATGAATTTCATGATTGGGCAGAAGATCAACCAGAAGAGATCAAAGATTGGATTTATAATAATCCAGACAATGCAACTCTTGCTAGTAAAGCTATCGATCTTTTTAAAGCTGAAAACGGAATCATGCCTCAAAAATCAACTCCTACCAAACCAAGGGAAGATGCAGCAGATTTAGTGTCTACTAAGACTACTCAACCTGCAGATGTTAATCAACCTAAGATTTGGACACAACAGGAAATTGCTGCCTTATCTATGGACGAGTACGATAGACTCGAAAGTGAAATCGACAAAGCCCTAGAGGAAGGTAGAATTATAGGATAACCAAATATAATATTCAAGGAGAATAATTATGGCATTTAATCAATCTGATCAATTTTTTGAGCAGTCAACTGATACTAATGGTAACTTTGGTAATTCCGTAAGTGGTCAAACTAACTCCTTTTTCTTACCGAAAGTCTATTCTAAAAAGGTTTTAAACTTTTTCAGAAAAGCTTCGGTAGCTGAAGCAATCACTAACACTGATTACTCGGGAGAAATTTCTGCTTTTGGAGATACTGTAAGAATCATTAAAGAACCCGAAATCACCGTCTATCAATATGAAAGAGGTGCTGACGTAACTAAAACAGCATTAACAGACCAAGAACTAACTATGGTTGTTGATGTAGCAAACGCTTTTAAATTCATCGTTGATGATATTGAAACTTCAATGTCTCACGTGAACTTCAAAGAAGTTGCAAGCTCATCTGCTGCTTATGCATTAAGAGATGCATTTGATGCAGGTGTTATTGCTGAAATGTTTGCAGGTGTATCTTCAAGTTCACCTGATCACGTTATCGGTTCTGACAGTTCTACTGCTGACTCAAGCTTGACTCACGCTACTAATTCTGTAGACCTTTTAGGTTCTGACGGAACTGGAGTAGACCCTTTAGACCTTATGGCAAGAATGGCTAGATTACTAGATGACCAAAGCATTCCTGAAGAAGGAAGATGGTTCTTAGCACCACCTTCATTCTATGAAGAGCTTTCACAATCTGGTTCTAAACTATTGTCTGTTGACTTCAACGCAGGTCAAGGATCATTGAGAAATGGTTTAGTCGCAAGTGGTAAATTACGTGGATTTGATATGTACAAATCTAATAATGTTGCTAGTACGTCTAACGCTACTGGTAAAGTATTAGCAGGACACATATCGTCTACAGCTACTGCTCAAGCTATAACATCAACAGAAGTCCTTAGAGACCCTGATTCATTTGGTGATATAGTTAGAGGTCTTCACGTTTATGGTGCGGAAGTACTTAGACCTGAAGCTCTAGTATCTGCTTTCTACGTAGTAGACTAAGCAATTCGTAAGTGGGGAAGGAATCAGGTGTTCACTTCCCCCTTACACCTTTTAATTTGGAGATTTAATGGCAACAACATTTCTAACACTAACAAATGATGTTCTACGTGAACTTAACGAGATTGAACTAACTTCGTCAACTTTTGCTAGTGCAAAAGGAATACAAAGTTTTGTTAAAAATTCTATTAATAAAGCTTTAAATGATATTGCTAATGAAGAACCTCAATTACCTTTTTTTGCAGTTGCAGCAAGTGGAGGTACAGACCCTTTCTATGGTAATGTAACTGTAGCAACAACAGCCGGAACTAGATGGTATACATTAAAATCATCAAGTTCTAGTATTACAACTGATTATGCATCTATAGATTGGGATGATTTTTATTTAACAACTATAAACGTAAGCGGTGAAACTTCACCTTATGTTTCTAGAGGTCTAAGATTTATTACATTAGATGATTGGACAAGATATTTAAGAGATTCCGAAAATGATGATGATGCTGATACTCAACAACATGGTGAACCTAAATATGTTATTCGTAGTCCAGATCATCGTAAATTTGGATTAAGTCCAATTCCAGATAAAGTATATAATGTGCATTTTTACGCTTATGATGCACCTACACCTTTATCTGCTTTTGGAGATACTATTGTATTACCAGACCAGTACTCTAATGTAATAACTGCTAGAGCTCGTTATTATGTGTGGCAATTTAAAGAAAGCCCACAACAAGCTGCATTTGCTATGGATGATTATAAAAAAGGCATGAGGCAAATGAAGTCTAATTTAATTAATCCTGCTCCTAAATATGTAGGAGATGATAGGAGATACTTTTAAATATGGCTAGATCGCAGCCCTATACAGTCGCAGTTAATGGAGGATTAGTAAAATCTTCTAATGTAATTGACTTGTTAAAAACTCCGGGAGTTGCAAAAGATTTAAGAAACTTTGAAGTATCTACAGAAGGTGGATACAGACGAATTAATGGGTATCAAAAGTTTGGTACAACAAGTGCAACACAACCGACTGGTGCAACTACAAATATTTTAGGTGTATTCCCGTATGCAGATGGTGTTATAGTTTCTGCAAGTACAAATATTTATTTTACTCAAGATGGAATTACATACTTACAAATAAATAGAAGTAGTGTTTCAGCGAGTGGAGATAATTATAGTACATTTACTGGACGTAGTGTTGCAGCTAGAACATCACAAGGTCAATGTCAATTTACATTATTTGAAAGTGCAACGTCTGATTATGGAACAGTTATTATAGCAGACGGAGCAAATAAACCTTTTGCATTTAGAATGGAAGGTTCTGGTGCATTAAGTGCAAGAACTTATTTTGCAGAAGAAATTACAGTTACTGGAACAAAACATGTAAAGTATGTAACAACTCATGATAAACATTTAATAGC